GAGCGCCAACCAAAAGAAGATGACCACCACTAACACCTTCAACCCGTCTACGGAGTGAGGGGATGTTGAACTTCCACTGGGTTTGTAAATCATTAGCAGCAAGTAGAGTGTCGAGATCAATATCATCCCACTCAACACGAAGATTTGGGGTAAAGTCATCTTTGTAATCCTCCAACAAACGGCGCAAAGGTTCCAAGCTACTCTGTGTACCATTCACAAAGTCAAAACCCAAGTTAGCAACACGATCCCCCACATGCTGCTGAAATAACTTAGACAGTGTATCCTCTGCGATTTCTTTCTTTAGTGGCTCAGCACGTGAGATACGATTAAACAGATCGTCATACGCTGTGCGTGTAGCTGTTGTCATGCTCTGGTTCATCGCAGTGAATACAGCCTGTAGATCATCCACTGTCAGGTTGCCCTCATACGAAGCCATACCCTGATCCAAAGCTTGCTTGATCTTACGCACATCCTTTGTGAAAATTTTGTCAGGGCAACGGATACCCTTGTGTTGATCGTAAAAGTCTCTATCTAGTAGAGTTTTAATCAGTGCCAGTTCCATCGTTGTCTCCTCGTAGTATTATGTATATCGTTTCTAGTGCAGCCAAAGGCCACATCAAAGCGAAACGCCACGGTGCGTTGTGGTCTTCCTTATCCACAGGCTCCGCAATGTAGGCCATAAGAGGCATAGCAAGCAAGTACATAAATGCTACCCCGTAAAAAAAGTTAACCACGATTAGCCTCTGCTCTCTCTTTTGCACGTTGCCGTTCCTCTTCTGTGAAAGGCAAGATGTGTTTCGTTTCATAGTCTACGACTACACCTGTGTTCCATTGTGATGCCTCTTCCTCTGCCCACTCTTTCTTGCGGAACAGACGAGGCTGTGACCTTACTGTGAACCCTGAAGTATTCTCAGGGACGTACATCCAGTCACCATCTACATCAATCATTACTGCGTATTGTTTCATTCTGCATACATCCTTAGTGCTTCCCATGATACAGGGAATAGTGCCATCATTTGATCTTCGATTAGTTCAGCTACCTCACGTGACTCTGCTTGTGTATCAGGCTTACAGCGTAGGTGACACATATCAGCAAATGCATCAAGCGATCCAGACCAGTACCACTCAGTCATCATAGACTGTGGCAGTACCATACGTGCTTGCTCTTCACAAACACCTAGCTCTAACATACGTCGATAGGTACGTGCTGCACCTTTGGTTAGCTGTTCATACTTGTTCTCGACAGGCTTGCGTTCACCCTTTCCCATAGTATCGCCGCTGCCTTGCTTCTTATTCTCAGCAGCCTCACGCCACTGTGGTTCGTAAAACTCTGGTGGTGTGTTGACATAGCGGCGACTAATCTCGTTCCAACGTAGGAACTTATGCTTGACTAGCTGACGTGCCACAAAGACTGGAGCACGTACATGAAAACTAGCAAAGCAATGCCCAAAAGGAGAAGTGTGCTTATTCCGTGCCAAGTAGTGAATAAGTTTTCTATCTTTCTCAGGAAGCTGTTGCCGTGCCAAGTAGTAAATAAGTTTTCGATCTTTCTCAGCAAGTTGCCCATTCTCATAGCTGCTCTTCTTTCCGAATGATACACGGGCTGCGTTCACTACTGATAAGTCGCCACCCATGTGGTTAATATAAGTTACGTCAATCATTTAGTATTTCCTTTAGCTTTTCCATATCTTGGAACTGTCTGTACTTGATGTCGTCAATCAGGTTCATAGCAATAACCTTCTTGCCTGTCCACAGTTCAATCTCTCTACGGTACTCAATAGTCTTACCCATAGCATCAGGATCAAGTGCTACTACGATCTGGTCATAGTCCATGATCTTCTCCATGTGCTTAGCTGTAAGCGAAGTCCCTAGTATAGCCATACCTGTCACGTCAGGCAACTGCTGATTGACTACGATTGCTGAGATGACATCCTCTACAAGCACAACCTTACTGCCTGATCCACAGGTGTACCAGTTAGCCTTGCCAGTATAGCGATACCATTTGGGGTGTTTACGTGTACCAACAGCACGTCCTACTGCGTCAATCATACGCCCCTTGTAGTAGATCGGGAACACGACACGCTCTTGCTGTACGTCATAGTAAGTACCACCAACGATACCCCAACGGTTCATAAACTTTGTGTGTAGATCGTGTTGAGGTGTAGGTATCACCATCTGCGCTGGGATTTCCATTGTCTCAGGCTCTTTCTCAGGGACGGGTTCCTGGATTTGTATGTGTGCTTTTATCTCCGCTGCTGTCATGTCTGTATCGAACACACCGCCAACGTCACAGCCTAGCTTGTAACAGTTATATCTTAACGTGCCTGTGCTTATGGTGGCGGTGAATGTCTTACGTCCACCACAGAAAGGGCAGTCACCACGATAATCACCGTGTGTGGTAACATCCTCTGCGAAAGCCTTGTGTTTCTTCCAGTTACTCATTGTCCTTCCTCGCTGCCAATGCTTTTGTCGCACCGCTCAAGGTGTTAACCATGTAAGGTTTAAGTGATGCGACATTCTGGTGCCCTGTTACCTGCATGATACCTGTGATGTCAACGTTGCCTTCCATCATTTCTGTCACTGCAGTACGGCGCAAGTCCATTGCATTAAGTTCAAGTGGTAGGTTAACTTCTTCTAGTATCTTATTGATATGTCTAGCAATATCGCCTTTGTTGTAAGCTCTATAGTTTGTCCCATCAGGGTCAGGATAAGGTGCTACAATATCCTGGAATCCAAAGTCTTCCTTCTGCTGGCGCAGCATGTCACAAAGTTCCTCAGAGATCGGGAGGTGTATCTCTGCACCGCGTTTACTTTGTGAGAGATCAAGTCTACATTGTTCGAGGTCCAAGTCTGACCATGACAGTAACCTCATATCACCTACGCGTTGTCCCCAACTGTAGGCCATGTGGACGATCAATCCAATGCTGCGCCAACGGAAGTCGCTATAAGCATAATCAAGGAACTTGACAACTTGATCACGTTCCCATGTCTGCCGACGAGGTGGGGAGGACACCGTTTGTATCAGCGTGACTGGGTTGTGTGTCATAATGTCGTAGCGCATACCGTGTTTCCATGCCGCCGAAAGCACAGACTTACGATAGTTTGCTGACCTGACACCATCGTTAAGCCATAACTCGTAGGCTTGCATCAGGTGTCGTACCTTGATTTGCTTATTGCGATACAACCCAAGCGGCTTCTCTTCAACAACTGTGTCGCAGACTGCATCTAGCTGGTAGTCGTAGTCTTTTTGGGAGGAGATGCTAAGACGACGAAACGCACTAGATGTACGATAGAAGTCTACGATCTGCTGCAGAGTAGCTGATTGCTTGGGTATCTTCATTTCATTTGTCTCCTATATAAGTTTTAGTTGTACAGGCTCCTCATATATTTCGTCAAGCCTTGGATGCAACACTTCACTAAATTCTATATCGCAGAAGTTTCCACAGTCAGGCATGATCATCTTCTGTTGTCGCCCTGCCTCTGGATCAAGCTCGTCCAAGAAGGTGTTGCGAATACAGCTATTGCCTACCTGACGTTCTGCTTCTGCCATCTTGTTGAACACTTCAGGAAAGTCTTGACGTATCTTATTCCAGTATCCCTTGCCACCCTTCACGCAGCCTATACAGTTATTGTTGCCGTAGCCTAGCTCATACATGGCAGGACGTTTGATACCCGCCTGTTCAAGATAATACAAAGTCTCAGGCTTAGTCATCTTGTTCTCAATCAGAGGGAACAATGGCTTGGCATTAGGGTATTGCTCCTTGAAGCGGATCGCTCTGTTGATCTCTTTCTTGCTGTACTCAAAGCCAAACACCTGACCATCATACTCTAGCTCACGCTCAAGGCGTTGCCGTACACGTTTCTTCAATACAAGTGTACATCTTGCCCCGCCAGGACCGTTGACATACTTATCTTGAGTGATCACATCGAACTGGTCTTTGTATCTCTCAGGTGCACGCTCTGTTATGATCTCTCTACCGTACCACTCTTCGCATTGCTGCTTGAACCGTGCGTTGTCAGGGTGTGCGCTGTCGATAGCAAAGTAGATAGGTACTACATTTTCCACGCCATACTCTTCGATAGCTAACTTAGTTGCTACGGCACTTGTCACCCCAGCGCTCCACCATGCAATGATCATCACCATTTCCTCCGTGTCTTCCAATAGGACCAGCAGTGACTGCAATGATCCTTGCCTAGTAGTAAGTCGATAAGCCAAACAAAGTTCAGCTTACCGTTTCTCTTTAGCTCCCAGTTCCTTGCTGAGAACGTTTGGTTTAGGCTCCCGCCTGTCAGCACATTCAGTAGTACGCTCAGCGCTGTCACTACTCTTGTGAGATAGGACGTTAAGCCAATGAGTACAGTCGTCATGCGGATCATCCATCATCAGTATTGTTGTAGTAATAGTCTAGCTCTTTCTTGGCAAACCTCATACACCAAAACCAGCCCACGACATACACAACAACAAGCAGAGATGCTAGAGGCATTTTTAGAATTTGGGATACCATACTTCACCTTTGTCCACGTATTGCTCTTTGATGTGTTTAGCTTCTATCTCAAGAGCTTCCACACCATCTGTCTCACCAATCCAGTACGCTTCATCAATCTGCTTCATCAGATCGTTGTGATAGCGCTGGGATGGTATAAGATGCTTGGTGTTAAACAACGGTTTCGATTGTTGCGTAGCCATTCTTCATCTTCCTCCGTAGACCTCGTGCCTCATCTTGGTTTGTTGTGGTGTACCATGCGAATAGTTCACCATCCTCTGTAAAAAACTTTACGCGATAGCTCATTGTTCTGTCTCCTGTAGCAGGTGGTAACGTACATAGCGCTGGCCTGTGACTGGGTGTGCTTTACGTACACGGTTGAACTTAACCCCATACCCTTCTAGGTCTAGGATGCGGCGTGGCAGTGACATGATGTTGTACTCCACGATAGCTTCACGATTGGTGATGCTGCCTACTGTCTGTAGGTGCTTCATGATGGTGTCTAGTTGTTTAGTTTTAGCCATTGGCTTCCTCCTTCTGTTCTGCTTTTAGTTCTGCCACGATGTTGATCAATGTGTCAACACTTTCTTTTGGGATAGTCAAGTGATACTCTGTTGCGTCATGTGATACGCACATCTCACCTGTGTCGTACAAACGTGCACACCATCCTTGTGTTAGGTCTGCTTGTTTAATTAGTTGCATGGTTCTAACTCCTTGTTATTGAACTCAAATACTGCACGGGCAAAGCCGCGTGGTGTCGCACTGCGTATATCTTTAGTGCGTTGTGATTTGCCGCCAAGCTTTAGGTGTTGTTGGCTATAGCCTGTCGGTTTGCATGTCGGTAGTCGGTGCGGCATACGGAAGTTGCCACCTGTCCATAGGCATGTCTTCTTAGTGTACGCATCCTTGGCTGCGATGTAGTCAGGCCACCGTGGATGTTCTGCCTCTGCGTCAGGGATGTACTCGCCATACTCATATGGGTGGAACGAGTAGTCAGGCTTACGCCACAGCGTAGACAGTCGAGACACAGGGTTCTCAATAAAGTATGGCACACCTAGTGCATCAAAGAGTGAGGCACACCAACGTGCGTGGTTGCTTGCCTTGATCTGAAACTCAGGGTCACGCTCTGCCTTGGCCTTGAAGTGTGCAGCACCCGATACAGCTAAGTCTGTGCATACTGGAAATGCCATGCCGAATACTACGTCAGGGTTCTTGCTGAACGTATGTTGTAGGCTAGATATGTTTTCTATGTTCCACAGGTCCATCTGTACATATTCGATGTACCCGCCACCCTCGAATGTGTCTCGCTTGCTGATCTCTGAGTGTTGAATGTCAAAGGCATAGCATTCATACCCTGCCTCTGCCCATGGCTTGAGTGCCTCGCCTGTGAAGTCGTATAATGATAGTACGATACCTTTGCTCATCGTCTTACTAGCCTCCCATTGGTTGGTGAATCTGGATCAGTATCCACCTCAAAGTCGAAGTCCTCAGTGATCCATGACATGGCAGACATCAAGTCATCGGTTTGTTCTGGTGTCATGGCATCCTCTGGTATGTGTTGCAATGCCTCATATACTGTCTCAAGCCATGTCAACGGGTTGTATCTGTGTAGTTCAGTCATTTCGCCGCCTCAATAAAGCCAAAGCCTCCACCGTTGCCCTCTTCGTCCATGCTTAGGGCAAGGTCCACTTTCTGATCACCCAACTGCAAAGTAAAGACAGGAAAGGGTGACAGTGCAAACGCTTCCTCTTCCATGCGAAAGCCAATAATCTTGGCACCCACAAGTTGCTTATAATATTTACTGATGTTCATGATGTTGTCTCCTCTTCATCATATCCATAAAAAGCCCGATAGAATGGGTCAGCGGGTGGTATCTCTTCACCCTCTTTTTCCAAGTAATAGTCGAGCGTGGTTTTCAGTTGCGCCTTGATATATGTCCAGTCAATCTTGGCACACTCCTCTGCGCAGTGTTCATGTGTGAAGTAACCCTTAGATAGTTCAAGCCATTGGTCAGGACATTCAAAGGCGTAGTATTCAAAGTATTCACTGTGTGCATCCCATGCGCAGCGTGTCTCAAGGTTTACTTCTTGTGTCATTTGTTATTCGTCCTCTAACATATACCACTCGCCATCCATTGGTAAGCTCAGGCACATTGATTCCTCATAGCTGAACAGATCAGCATCGTTTAAATTAGGTGTCCAACCATGTCTGTTAGACCAAAACATCTCTACGTTTGTGAAGTAGGGTTTTATCTTGATTGCATACTTCATATCAATACTTCTTAACTTTCTCTACGATAGTCGTAGTGTTGTTGAACGTGTAGCACAGGCGACAATCTTTACACTTCTGACCTGTGCAATTCTGTTGTTCTACATACTCCGACTCAAGCACATTGTTAAACGTCTTGTCAAAACCTTTGGGGGGCTTGCTCATGATGTGTGACTTCTTGGGGTTACTGTAGATCAAGTTGAGATTGTCGGGCTTGTCGTTGTCACGTAACCAACGGAACACAAGGTCAACACGTTTAGTCCATAGGGCAAAGGTACACCACGGATTGTCACGCACTATCAGCATGAGGTTCTCTAAGTGCTGCATGTTGATAAGCTCACCATGTGCATTGAATCGGAACATAGCATCAGTCACACGTGGTACTTCTTGCAGTTCCAAGGGACGACTGGACAACAAGTCACTGTTACGCTGTAGTGCAGCTTGCATGTTCTTACGGTACGTGTTGAGCATGGCGTGACTGTAACAATCGCCACATATGTTCGTGCCATCTTGCTTACCTTTGACGTGTTGCTTGTTGCAATAGTCGTTGGTGATTGTGTTGGTGCTGATAGCTTTGAAACCATCTAGCTTACCTGTCATCTTGCTTATGTGTACTTGCTGCATGGTTTACACCTCTCCTATCCATACTCTGTGTTCATGTCTTACTCGTGCATAGTGCTTGCGTTCATCTAGTGTCGCTTCACGCACATCTTCATCCCACTGCTTGATCTGCTCTAAGCTATCCCATCCAAGATCAGAACCTGTCTTGTTTGGTGTGTCTGTCAACGTGCCATCACTGTGTAGATAAGCAGGCCAGCCATCACTTAAGATGTACATTTGCATGTGTCTCACTCCATATCAAACTGTCTAGAGAATAGGCACATTACATGCCTATCTGTCAAGAAAGTTTTTCTTACCGTGCTTTGCATTGCCACACGCCACCCGTTCAGCCATGGACGCCACCCAACGAGACTGTATCTATATGATACCACGCCGTCGAGTATTTTCGTCTATTGTTGCAATGTCAGAGAGTACCGACAAAGACAGTGTTTTGTAGTCACAAACCTGTACATCACTGTGAAATGTACTGGGGTAC